AGCTAGGAAAGATGCTAGCGCCATTAGTCGTGGGTCTTTTAGGTTCATTCTTTGCTCCAGTCTGGTCGTATTACAAGGCGAATGAGAGATATTGAACGTTTCTTCTTGAAGACCCCATCTCCTTCGTTGGATAAGACAGCCCCAGCGTTACCCTCGATGGTGTGTAAGTATTCAGGGTTTTTCTCAGAAAAATTGATATTGACAATCCCGACGTGTTCGGCTCGCCCACTTCTACTAAAATCAAATAATACCAAGTCACCGCGTTTAGCTTCGGCTGTTGGAACGACCCGATTATTAGCTCTCGCCCATGATTCAAGGTGAGGGCAGTAGGCGGTGTCTGGAATTGCTTTCGCTTCTTCGCCCTTAATAAAGCAAGCTCTAATAAAAGTTGCGCACCACGGCTGATAATTGGCATGACCAGCCACCTTAGCGAACTTGTTATTATTGTTCGGCTTTTCGTTATAGCCGATTTCAGCTCTTGCAGCATCAAGGACTTTCTGAATACTCATGCGAGCAGCAGTTTTGCCTCATCTTCTGAGATGCCCAATTTCGCCAGAAGTTCAGCCTTAGCCTCAGCCTTAGCTTGCTTGTCTGCTTCGATAGCTGCTTGCTCTGCTTCCCATGCTGCCTGATCTGCTGCACGTTGCGCGATTTCTTCGGCAGTTAGTTCTACCTCTGATACCTCGCCAGTTTCGCAATTAACTACGATTTTTGTATCTGCCATTTGTTTTCCTAACTGTTCTTGATTCCATAAAGGTAAGCGGTTGAGTATTGAACGAAAGTGCCTGTGCTTGCTTTTACTGATACTGAAGTAATTGCTGCGGTATTAGACCAAAGACCAGCCAATAAACCAGCAATAGCAGCGGTAGCATTATTTTCAGTTACAGCATCATTTGAATAAGATTTATTTGTGCTCCCAGCATAATTTGGAATATAAATTTCAAAATTGCTAAAAGTATTAGATGTTGCTGCACCGCCATCTGCTTGTAAAATAATTGTGCTGCCTGTGCTGCTTGCAGCAGCAGAACCGCTACCATATAAAAATCTAGCGCTAAAACTGGTTGCGCTGCTATTAAAGTTAATATCCATACTATTGTCGGTTTGCGCTGTATTAGTTCTAATACTTCCAACCAGTTTCAAATCCGTATAAGTAGCAGGAATGCTAGTAAAGTCAATACTGCTAGCGCCACCAGCGCCAACAGTTACGCTTGAAATTAGTGTATATGTATCAGCCATTATGCCGCCTTTACGCCATACAAAGTAAATGTGGAACCAGCAAGAAACACACCAGCAGAACCAGCATTGATTAAATCAATTCTAGTAATTGCGCTTGTTGAGCGATAAAGACCAACAATTGCATCAGTTGAGCCAGCAGCGTTATTAAAGCGTGTGAGTGAAGTCTTGTAAGTTGTAGAATTAGAATAGTTATTTACTTGAATAATGTAGTTTGCGTTAATTGAAGTTGGCAATGATGAGCCCCAGTTTTGGTAAATTTCAGTTTTTGCGCTTCTACGAGCAGAAGCCGCGCTTGTTCCATCGCCTGTAAGCGTTGTATAGGAATAAAGTGCAGTGCTATCGTTATTAAAACGTAAAATTGTATCTACCGCTAAAGTTGCTCCTGCATTTGCAACCAAAACCAAATCGGTATAAAAACCGCTAATTAAGTTAAAAGTAACTGTGCCTGTATTACTGCCTAGCGTAGTAGTCGCTATCGGTGTATAAGTAGAAGCCATTAGCCTTTCACCCCGTAAAGTGCGAAACTGGAATATTGGGAAAAGTTTGCAGTTCTGTTATCGGAATAAATTGTTACTTGATTGACTGCCGATGTAGATTGATAAGAACCTGAAAACAAGCCTACGCGCCCTGAGCCATTGGCGTCAAATCCCATTAAACTTCTAAAAGTTTTGTATTTAGATGTATTTGCATAATCTAAAATGTCTATAACGACTGCTGCATAATAAGAAACTGCTGAAGTTGTCTGTGGTTGAATACCAAAATAAGCGTAATTCTGAGTAGCAAATCCATCTGAAGTCGTGCCTGAACCATCGCCAAATAATCTGTGTGCTGAGTAAAGCGCAGTTGCGTCATTATTCATTGTTAATTCTAACGAATCTGCCCCTGACGCACCTGACTTTGTAGAATTGATAATTCCGCGTATTTGCAAATGCTTGTAGGTGCTAGGAATGCTGGTAAATGAAATGCTTGATGATCCGCCAGCGCCGACAGTTACAGTGGCAATAGATTCGTAACTGGTCGTGCTTGCAGCAGCGCCATTTCCTAGAAGCGCGACAATGTTATTAAGCAATGGCGCCCACCACATACCAAGTATTAGCTGCGGTCTTAATGCAAGCTGCGGTCTTGTATTGTGCAAGGGTTGGCTGAGCTGCGGTAGCGCCAGCAGATAGAACTGTTGTAGTTCCGCTAGTTACCGCTTTGATGGTGCAAACGCCAGCACCGATGTTCAAGACTGTTAAGACAGTTCCCACAGGGAAAGCCACAGAAGCATCGGTAGGGATAGTGAAATTAACCGCCGTTGCCTTGTTCATCGGGGTTAAGGTTTGATAGGCATCGGCAATAACTGGTGTGTAGTCTGCCGTCTGTGCCGTATTGACTGTATAAGCCACTAAGCCGTTATACATAGAGGCACTCAGAACATCGCCTGTTGCCGCTGGAAATCCTGTTGCCATTGTTGCTCCTAGTAGGTCATTATGCTAGTTCCAATTATACCGTGCGTGTCGCTTCCTATGATGAAAGCCTCGACCAGTGGCTCGGATAATGTGAAAGTAGTTTTCCATGAGTTCGGGGTTACATCGTGAGCGATACCCACGACTTGTAGGGTTTTATCGATAGTGCTTCCGTCTTGTCCTACGTTTTTAACTTGGACATTAGAGAAGTAATCGAAATCTAAAGCTGCCAAAATGCCAGCAGCATAATCTGGAGTAGTCAGATCAAGAGTAATCGCATCAACGCGAAGCGTGGTTTCTGCTCTAGTTGCTACATAGGTTTTAGCGATGTTAAGAGCTTCTGTATCGGTCTGTACAATTAGGTTGTCGTAATTGACTGAATGAGGGAAGTATTTGGCAATAGAAGCGGCATTGGTCGCGCTCTGTGCGGTTCCACCAATACGGGTTATGTTAGCTTCGTTAATGATTAGTTTATCGTCAAAGACTGGAAGCAAGTTAAAGTAAGAAATACCTGAGCCGTCATTAGCAAAGACTGTTGGGCTAACACCTGCCGCCTCTTGAACGCTCTGGCGATTCTTAAAGGTTGCCGTGCCTGAGCCGTCAAAATAGAACGCGCCTTGCTCAGAGAACTCAGCATTTTTAATCGCTGCTAAAGCCGTGCGTAGTGTTGCTGGATCTGCTTGAACTGTGGTTAAGCCCGTTTCAATAGAACGCAAGCTGGTAGGAAAACTTACTTCATCGAGTATCTTTGTAATTCGTGTGCCTGTGTCTTGCCCTGCGGTAGCACCGGCCACTGTGGTAATTCCAGCAAGGTTAAGCAAACGGAAAGCATCAACGCAAACTAAATCTACATAACCGATTTCTTGGTCTTTAGGGTAAGAGTAGTTATAGCTTGTAATATAACCTGAAAATAAGAAGTAACCATTACCGCCGTAAGTGGCGCTAAAACGAATTTTGCGAAGCGGCGTTAAATAGCCATAGTAAGGGGAAGCGGTATTGGTTGGGTTCCAATCACCATTTGGATCTACTAAACGGAACGTAGCTTCGCTTGCTTGGAATTGGTCTTGCAACAGGTTGTAGCCAGCTCGCATGTTAGCTTTAACGCATTGGTCAGATACATCTACGACCAAGTTGTTATTACTATCAGAGCCTAAAGTTCCTGTGCCGATAACGCCATAAGTTTCATCACCGATAATAAATGGGTAGCCAAAAGTAGCTCCATCGGTAAAATAGACTGTTAGGTTAGGGGTTATTGGATAGGTCATTACCAGTTAAACCCACCTGTGTTACGCAAGATGCGAGTATCTACGCCTGATGCGCTCTTGTTCTGTAAGCCATCGACAACCACGTCAATTAATCCGTTAAGGTTGCCATCAATATTAACAACCACTTCTGGAACCACAACATCTTCTGCTGCCGCATTAGGCAAGTCAAAGAGAATGCCTTTCCAGACATCTTCTGGGAAAGTCTGAACGAAACTAGATGGGGTATAACTTCCGCCACCGATATTCTTTAAGAGTTCAAGTGTTCGCTCGATGTTGCCAATATCAAATAACTGACGGCCATAACCAATAGAATTCATCAAATCATTGATGCGCTCTAAAGCCTTGAAGTTAGCATTTAACTGTGCAGTCTGCTTGGTAAGTTCTAGTAGTTGAGCAGTCAACTTTTCAATTAGCTCTGTATTGCCTTGACTAATAGCCTGTTCAAGTTCCCAAATTTTCTGCATCAATTCTAAGCGAGCGCGTTGCTCAGCAGTGATGTTGCCTTGCAGCGCAGCCGCTATCTGAATGCCTTGCGGATCAAACATTGCATTAGCAGCCGATAGAGCCTTGTTAGCCTTATCAACGGCCGCCTGAGCGCGCTTTTCAGCGGTTTGTTTGCGTAGGGTTGATAACTTTGCATCTTCTATCTTCTTGGCGTTAGCAGCCGCCTTTGCTTCTGCCTTTGCCAGCGCCACATTCTTTTCACGCCATGAAGCAGGACTGCCTAGAGAACTGCTCTGTGTTGGCTTCTTTAATAGGTTAGGAATTGGTAGGTAGAAATCGCCAACTTTAGTCGGAGTGAATAGGTTGCCAATAATACGGCCAGCAAGTTCTCCAAACTTCTCCAGCTTAGATGTCGCTTGGTCAATATCGCCATTACCTGCTAAATCGCTAAAGGCTTTAACTAAGCCCTCGCCAATAGATTCTTTAAGGTTCTCGCTAGCGTTTTTGACCTTGTTAATTTTAACTGTGGTTGAATCTAGCGCTTCTGCAAATTGTCCATCGTAGGTATTTGCGACTTTAGCGAGAATTTGGTCAAAAGTCATTAGGCTTAGTTCGGTGCTGGTCAAACCTAAGTTAAATTGGCGCAAGCCTTTAACGTTACCGACATAAGCCTGAGTAAGAGCATTAGCGGCAGTTGATACATCCATAAGGCCAGAGAATGAAACCTTTACCGCAGTGTTAAGAATTTCCTGAGCCTTAACCACTGATCCTGTTTGAGTGACTAATTTCTGCAAGGCAGGTTGTAATTCGCCTCTGTTGATACCTGTAAGTCTTTCTAGGTCATCAAGATATGCGCCAAGTTCGGGTGCGGCAAAAGCCAAATTAAGGCTTTTCATTGTGCCTAATAAGGTTTGTGCTTCGCGTTCTGCGTTAGCAAATTCTCTTACTGCGCTAGCGCCAAAACGGCCAATAGCAGCAGCGGAAAAGGTAACTCCAAATGCGGCAGCTAGTTTCTTGGTTGATTTGTAAAGTTTATCAACCGCAGTGTCGGCTTTCTTAAACGCTGGAATACCAACGAAATCGGCACCAATTCGAATTGCAACATTGCTATCAAATCTAGCCATTATTAACCTTTCGTTGTGCGGTCACATGAACGTTACCTGTGCGCTTATGAAATTCTTGAATAGTTCTATCTATCACGCCTGAAATGTTGCCTAATATCTTGCCCTGATCTTCGCCCCATGCTTTGAAGATTAAACGGCCATTCATTTTACGGCGGCCTGATGCGCCTTTGCGCGTCTTTGACTGCGCCTTGTAAATAGGCTCTAAAGCGTCAATAAATTGCTTACCAGCATAAGGGTTTGCAGACTGAGAATACTTGCGTGAAGTATCGCCTCTTTGCGCTTGCTTGCGACCATTAGGATTCTTACGGCCAGCGGTTTCAATAATGGAACCAACCACTGTGCTATTGACTACCTCAGCTGCATAAGCAAAGCCTTTGCGATTTGGCTTTGTTGGCTCGGTAGATGCTTCAATACCAGCCTTAATGTCTGCTGAATTGTAAAACGGAAATCTTCCCTTTTTCTCACGGGAGTAAAGCGCCCATTTAGAAAGTGGCGCCTCACTTGGGACTTCACCCTTAGCCTTGCTAACAATAGGACGCAAAGCGTGAGCCATGTAAGCCTCTAAGTTATTAGCAAGGTCTGGAGTAAATTTACGCATAGCGGTGCGAAGTTCAACGGCGCCGTCTAGTTCTGCGCTTAGCATCTTCTACCGCCTTTGCCTTTTCCTTATATACCTGCACTATTGCCTGTAACATCTTCTGATCTAACTCAATAAGATGTTGAGGCGCGACCCCCATTTCTACCGCTAATTTAGCGATGAAATAGGTGAGGGAATCGCGCTCTACCCTAAAGGGTCGCTCTCTAGCACCTCTACTGACTTTAAAGTTTCAATAAAGTCCATGCCGAAAGGTTTAACAGTTTCACCCGAACGTCTAACACATTCCCAAGCTAACCAATAGACATCGCCTTGCTTCTCGTCATCGCGTAGCGCCTTGAAGAAGCCTTTGCCCTTAGTTTGTTCGAACGCGTATTCCACTGCTGGAGTGATTTCGTGTTCTGTTGTAGTTCCGTCTGTTCTGGTTATCTTTAGTTTTGCCATAGCCCTATCTTTCTATTTAGAAGCTGCCTGTTGTTGCAACAGTTGTTGCACCCTGCACGTTCCAAGTTACAGACTGCATACCGACAGATGCTACATCGCCGTTGATGTCTGTTGTGTTATTTACCAACACGTTGAATGTGTAAAGTGGGTTTGTTGCTGAAACTGCTGATGCTGAATCTTGAATTAACTTAACTTCTACTGTGGTTCCCCATGCAGCTTGTAGAGTTGCAAGAACTTCACCTGCTGCGGTGTCGTTTAGGAAGTCAATAGTTACTGATGATGCTTCCAAGCCCTTGACGAACTTGTGACCTGTATCGCCCATTGCAGTTACTTCTAATTCGTCAAATGAGCGTGAAAGGCTCACTGATGTGACGTGGTCGCTAAGATCAACTGAATTTACCTTAACGCCTACCTTGTTGTTTAGGAAAATAGCCATTTATTATTCCTCGTCTTTCTTAGCGGCTGGTTTTGGTGTTGCTTTTTCTGGTGCTGGTATTTGGCCGATCTTGATTAGAAAGGCCGTGTTCTCGTCTAGATCTGCCATTGTTAGCTCCATGATGTGAGAATTGAGATGGACATTTCAGCAGCCAATAAATCACCAGAAGCCAATTCCATAACGCTTGGTTCTGATACTTCATTAACTGCTACATTTAACGAACTAGCTGATAGCGCGTTAAAAACTCCTGTGATGATTTCTTCTAGCCCTGCTAGGTTACCTTGATTATCTAGCATTGGCACAGTCATTAAAATTCTAAAGTTAGCCATTGGGCTAATTGCATTGTATTGATTATTTTGCATTTCAAGCATTGGGCTATCCCAACCCACAATCACAGAGTTAGGCAATGTGGTTGCAGGTGGATAAGCGAAAGTTTGCCATTTGGAGTTATCTGTAAGCGCAGTTGCTATTGTGGTGCGAAGTGTAGTTATCGCTGGTGTTGGCATCAGCCCACCATTGAGTTAGGGTCGAGCGCGTGAGCGATAAGGCCACGAACGCGAGCTAATAAGCTATTGCCCATTCTGTAAGGAGATGGAGTGAAGTCTGGTGAAGAACCGCCAGTAGATGAAACCTGACGTGCTTGCCAAATATCAACCGCTATCATTAAAGCAGCTTCTTGAACTGCCGCGTCTAGTGTCCAATCAACGTAAGTGTCTGCTGCTACTTGGCCTAGAGGCTGGACTGGGTGATAAGGCGCTGCGGTGTTGTTATTGCCTGTAATCGCGTAGGTAATTGAATATGTGCCTACTGCCGTAATGGTCTTATTGCCATTATGCTTAGATCCGTTGCCAGTAATAACGACTGTTTGGCCAACGTAAAAAATCTCTGTAACTTCTTCTTGGAAGTAAAGGGTGCCTGTGTTTGTAGTATTGCTATGGCCAACGTTGTAATAGTTATTGACCCAAAGCATAGGCAGCAAGACATCGTCTGCTGCATCACATACTTGTTGTAAAGTGGCATCTGGGTAGAGTGAGCCAACGCCAAGTGCTGAGCGTAATTCGCTAACTGTTGCTAAACTCATCTCTTTCCTCTCTTATGACCGATGAGGGGCAGTAGGGCTAACTGCCCCTCTCGGATTTAACTGTTGGTGCTATTAAGCAACCGCGAAGCGGCGAACGCCCTTACCGCTCTTTGCAACGTATAGAGCTAGGTAGCCGTATAGTGCAATTTCAACCTCGCCTGATGTTAAGACATTAACACGGAGTTGCGTAGTTGGCGATTCCCACGCATACACGCTGCTTGGGGCAATTAAGAACGCTGAATCGTCTGAAATGCCTGATGCGGTGATGTTGTGATCAACGATTAGGTCAGTGCCTAGAACGTTTCCACGAACTGACGATGCTACTGCAACGCCTGATGCGTTGTAAGTTGCACCCTGAGCTGAGTAAAGCGCACGGCCTGTTGTATCTGCGTAACCTGCGATAGCTGCCCACTGGTCAGTTGAAGCGACTAGCTTGTTAGCGAAATCGCCACCTGTTCCCTTGTAAGCTGCTGCACCCTCGGTTGCGATGAATGACTGCAAACCAGCTGCGGTTGTTGCAACGTTTGTTGCTGCAGTTCCAGATGAGATAAGTTCAGCGATAAGTGCTGCGTCTGTTGCCTTTTCGTAAGATTTTCTTAACTCAACCATCATCAGGTCCATAAATGCGGGACTTGATCGGTCGATGAGTTCCCAGCTAACTCGCTGCAAACCTGCGAACTTGTTTACTGTTACTGTGTCGTAGCCAGAGGTCATGCCTGTTTCAGATGGTGCTGCACCCTCGTTTGTGTCTGCCACTGTTGGAGCAGTGTTAGGTGTTCCTGCATTTACATACATGCGTGGAACTGTGAAGCTCATGCCTGATTCTGTAAGTGCCTGACGTGTTACAGCATCAAAAGCCGGACGTCCAGAAAACGTATCGGTGATGAAGGTCTGTAGATGCGGCGCTAGTGTGAGGCCGGTGTTTGTTGATGTTGAATCATCAGCAGCGCGAACGATGCGGCGAGCCTCATCATCTCCCATTGCTGCCTTGATGTTTGCTGAAAGATATTCAGCGCCTGTTAGTGGCTTAACGCGATCTTGCGCATAAACCTTTGCAGCGGTTACCTTTGGTGCGGCGGCTTCTACTGATGCTGCCTCTACCTCTGGAGCTGCTGAAACTTCTGGAGTATTCTCCACAGTTTCCTCGCTTTCTTTTGTAGGTGTGGTTGCATCTTCATCAGCAGGTGTTTCTGCTTCTTCTGATGCCGCGACATCGATAACCTGAGCAGACTTAAAGGCTGGCTCTGTTACCAAACTTACTTCGAACAAATTAGCAGCAGTAACATGCATTACTCCCGCTTTGTTAAATGACTTTTCTACTTCTACGCCGACAGACAGGCCGCTTTGCAATCCCTCGCTAGCAAGAATCAAAGCTTCTGAACCTCTGTTGCTGGCACTGACCTTAAATGAAGCATAAAGTCCATCTGCGCCCTCTGTGAAATACTGAGCGCGGCCTAGAGGCTCTTTTACGTTGTGCTGATTAAGTAATTTAATTTTCTTTGGATCATCTGGAAGTTTAATTGAGCCAGATTCAAACACTACGCGACCTGCGCTAGTGTTACCGACTTCGCCTGTTCCTAGTGGAACGATTTTGCCAGAGATAGTGCGCTTTTCTGCATCGCAGGTAATATCCGCGCTAAAGGTTAGGATTTTGTTATCCATTAACGAACCTCGTCATTTCCTTGTGGTGTTAGTTCTTCCATTTCACGCGCTTGCTCTACTGTGATTAGGTCGAGTTGTAGCATTTTCTCTATTGCCGCTAAACGCTCTAATGGTTCAGTGCGTAAGAAAGTATCATTTACTTCAAAGCGAACTTCATTGCCATTTGCAGTAATGTCGTTCATAGATAAACGAGCTGCAATAGCATCAAGATATGGCATAAGAGAATATGCAAAGAATTGCTTTCGCTCGTCCATGACGTTTGAGTAAGTCATAGAATTATTCATATCTGCTGAAAGCATATAAGCAGGGATATTGCAAAGACGTGCAACTTCTGTTGAAAGATATTGCAAACTTTCTGCATAAACCATGTCTTTAGGTGAATATGAAGTAGGAGTGTAATCCAGGGTTGCAGTTAAAAATGCAGTTCCGCGTGTATCGCGTGCGCGCTTCCATGCACCTAGAATTCCTTGAACTTCTTGCGGCGTCATGTCTGCGCCAGTGTTTTTAATTACGCCAGTTGGAAATGGAGTTGCTGCTGCGACTGCCATTGCGCGTTGCACATCTAAAGCTGCTTGAATAGTTTGTGATCCGCGAGCTAATACTCCCTCATCAAATCCTTGAAAGGTAACTAACGAACCGATACCAGACATCGGCCGAGGGAAACCATCAACGTAATATTGATTTACAGTTGTGTTGTATAAATCTAAATCATAAGTAACGCGAGTATTTGCAACCCATTCAAATCGCTTAGGTCTGAGGTCCTCGTCATAGACTTCAGTAACTTCCCAATATGCAACGCCATACAGCATGAGGCTGTCCAACGTCCAGCTAATAGTCACAAATCTTGGTTGCGCTAGTGATGGTTGTTCTAGCCACACAGGAGAACCTAATTCTTCTCCAGTAGATTTACGATATAACGCCATTGGAATGGTTGCGCCAGTTCCGCAAATTAGATTGCGTGCGCGTGCTAATGCACTGCACTTCATTGCGTCATTGCGTTGTAATCTTGGAGTTATATAGGTAACTAATTGATTAAGGTTTTCACCCATAACCTGAGGGGCATATTGCGCCAAGATCGAGTTAGACGATGAAGTGTCTGGTGATGTGGTCTTACGCGAAAATATACCCATATGTATAAGTATAGCAGAATAGTTGAATTTTCAACTATTATTCGAGTGAATAAATTGCTGGTTTCGCAATAGGCTTTAGAAGCTGATGGACAACCATTGCTAGGGCAATAGGAGCCGATACATCGCCAGCCGATTTACGTTTTACAATACGCCAACCGCTATCGTTGGTTTTAGCGGCTACGTTATTCATTTGTTTATCCAGCTCTGGTTGCATTGGGTGAGCCATGCGCATATTTACAATAGTGTCGAGCAAATCACCACAAGCTTGATAGAACTGCGCTCCCGATACGTCTTCAACCATAACTCCAGCTCTTGAAAGCCTATCTGCGATGGTTTGAGTGGCATATTTGTCGTAGCAAGTTAAACGAGGCTTGAACTTGTCTATCCAGCCCTTAATATCAGCTGCTATCTTCAAATCATCTACTTGAACGCTATTTTCCCAAGTCTGAATGACCGCTACGCCAATTCGACCATCTTCCATTATCCAGCCCCCGACAAGGCTGGCAAATCTGCCAGACGGAGCCTTGTCGAAAGCGAAGATAGTGTATGCGCCCTCTCGAATAGTTAAATCTTTTTCGCCGATTGCTTCCCATGATCCGTTAGGCCACGGCGATGCGAGCGAATCAACCCACTGGCAAAGCGTTTCGGTTCTAGTTGATTCAATAGAATTCGTTGCGACCGATTCAGCAATAGCACTTTCATCAAATAAATATCCCAGCGCAGGATTCGCAGCTTGCCACGCCTTTCGGTCGTCAATTTTAGCAAATTGAGGAGCGCTGTATTCATACCACGCGAACTCTGGAGGTGGATAGTCGAAAGCCCTTTCGCGCATATCGTTAAGAACTGTTGAAAATGCATCACCAGCGTTAGACGTCGTGAAAGTCTGCGAGTTAGGTCTTGCTCTTGTAGTTGGTCTAGCAGCCGTCCATGCATCTTCGCTAATTTCTCTAAGCTCGTCAATATAAAGGAAATCAACAGTTTTGCCACGGCTACCATCGCGAGTGGCAGCAGCAACTTCATATAAGCCGCCGTTATTAAGTAATATCTTTTCAGTTCCATTTGCATAGCGTATTGCTTTGACCTGACTTTTAAGGAATGGGAATTCTTCAAATAGCCCTGCCACCTTTTGAAAGGTGTCTAAGGCCATATTTCTATTAGAGGACATAGCAAGCACCTTTTCGCCTTGTAATAGCTTCCACAAAATGAGCATTCGGGCAAGATGGGTCTTTCCGTTCTGTCGAGCGATAAGTAGGCCGCCCACCTTGCGCCGAAACTTTCCATCTTCGCCAATACTTAAATAATCATCTAAAACCCAACGCTGCCACGGCAATAAAGGCATCTCTAAAAGGTCAGCTAAATCTGCAACCTCTTGCATGCGGCTTTTGCCTGTGTGTAATGGCGTGTGAATACGGGGTTCCGTTAGCCCCCTCGGCGATTGGTCTTGATTGGTCACGATTGGCTACGACTGGCTCGGATCGGTGTTAAACGGACTGTGATGAACAACACTGGTCTGGACTAGAGGGAGATTCCCTGA